ATTTTCAACAGCTGAATTTGGATTTCCAAAGATGTCGTAGATCAATTGTTGAGCACCACTAACTGCAGATTTTCCCAACCCAGAAGCTATGTCTTGAGCTTTACCAATAGCACCACGAGACTCTGCAAGAGCCTTTCTGCGCGCAATTTCTTTTTCAATCAAAGTTCCATAAGCTGGAGCAGCCATATTACCATATTGATATGGATAATCAGACTTAATTGGTTCTAATTCCGGTGCTTGTGGCTGAGTAACTGGTGGAGCAACTTGAGGAGTTTGAGGAGTTTGAACTACGGGAGATTGCACCGCTGGACGATCTGTCTGATTAGTTACCCAATCTGGCATAGGAGGAAATTCTCCGCCCGGTGCTCCTTGTGGCATCTGAAACCCAACCACGTTTTCAGATTGCCCACCGGACGGAGAAGTTGTTCCAGTAAAGATCTGATCCATTCCACTTGGTCGGCTAGCCATGGAAGCCTGTGCAGCTTGCTGCATTGCAGTTGGAATCATCCCTTTAGAAGCCTGATCTTTTCTACGCTCCTTAAACCATTGATCCATTGGAACCATTCTACCCAGTGCATCATCATACACTCGTTTAGCTCCAGTGCCAACTGGTGCAGTAGTTCCAACCGCTTGGCCTTTTGAATTAAAAATAGTCCGATATCCGTCAGCGCCAGTTACCAAGTTTGGATTAGGTGTATTGGCTTGAATTTCTTGCATAGCCTTACGCTCGGCTACAGCCGCAGCAGCATTGCCACGAGCTTGCTGGTCATACTGAGCTTGGCGCTGGCTAGCTCCACGAAGCTGTGGATTATCCGCATAGAGTTTGTTTAACCCAGTAGGCTGATCGCCAGTCATAATGTTACCAGCCATATCACGACGAACGATTCCGCGAGTCTGCTGAATGCCGCGAAAGAGCGCATCAATATCCGCAGTGCCGTCTTGCGGATTTTGAAAGCCTTGTCGATTACGTCGATTCTGACGGTTTTGACGATTCTGTTGAGGCATGGCTGCTCGCTGAGCCATTGGATCATTAGTTGCATTGTAAATTAGAGTAGCCATAAACTTTAAAAAGAGTTAAATTGTCCTTGTTGCATTCTTTGCTGAAATTGTTCAGGCGTTTCACTTTGTTTTCTTACACCACCAGCAAATCGTTTTGAACGGCCAAAAGGTTGCGGTTGAGAATTAAAAACAAAATCTTGTCGATAAGATGGTTGAGTAAAGACTTGATCAATATTTTCTTGATTATTTTGATCAAACTGACTATTCTGATCAAACTGATTATTTTGATAATCTGTTATGCCAGTGTTATTTACACTATCCATACCAGATTGCATATTTGAGTTATATGCTTTATAACCATTTACACGCGCATCAAACTGTTCTGGTGTTTCGTTTCGACGACGAACACCTCCAACAACTTTTTTAGCAGGCATTAAAGATAAAGAAGCCATATTATTACTGACGGTTTAAATATATCGAATTAAGCCCTTCTGTCTTAGGATCAATAGGCATCGGTTGCATTGGCTGAAAGCCATTAAACTTATCTACCATAGACATAATTTGTCTAACTCGATCTTGAAGCTGCGCAACAACTCCCGGCTTATTTTGATTCAACGTAATCTGCTCTTGCAAACTTGGAAGCATCTCAACCAAATTTCCAAGATTAGCCGCTTCAGTCTGTTTTTGTGCTCTTTCAACCATCTGCTTGCGGTAATCCTCGTCCGAATAAAACTTGCGTTCAGATTCAATATTGCGTCTCGCTGCTTCTACCGTAGCACGATTTGCTTCTTCTTCAAGCTGTTTTTGCTGCATTGCAGCACGCTCTCTATCCCACTTCATTCCTTCTTGGAACTGTTGAGCTTTTTGCCTTGCACTTTCTTTATCCCACTCCAATCCCTGACGGAATTGTTCATTCTGCTGCCTGGCATTTTTGCGGGCCAAGTTTATACGCTCCTGACCTTGAGCAATGTCTGCTTGCTGGCCACGACGTTGAGTAATAAACTGCAAAAGCTGCATCGCTTGAGCGATTGGATCAATTTTTTGTTTCATAGGTCTTCAATAAAAATACTGCCTTCGGTTGAATCTTTATCCGCTTCAACAATCTTAGTCAAAGCTTCACTAGCCTCTTTAACTGGTGGTGGAAGATTTCCTTCAGAACTAACAAAAACCAACGGCAAACGGTTAACTTCAACCATAGTTTGCCAGATTAAAAATTCTTCTGCATTTTCCGTCCACCAGTCAGTCGTTGCGTTCAGCGACCAAGCAGGCCACCAGTAAAACGCATCTACCACAATCACTTTTGTCGTCGTCGACTGTGGATAATAGTAAAAATTATTCCCCTCCGTAATAATATAATTCTGCGCCAAAAGGGGATCGCGAGCCAGCGGTGATTCTGCATCGCTCAAATATCTATCCGTGGTCCAAAACGGTGCCGACAAATAATCCTCCCTTGCAAACAGCTTAGCCACCTGCTCTTGAGTCAACTGCCGCATCACCCGATCAACACCACCATAAGCTCCAGCAGCCGAGCCGCCTGAAACTCGTTCATACCAAGTCTTAATCTTCCGCGCTGTGCCAGTGCCAGAAAACCAAGTTGGGCTTCTCCAATCCGCTGTTCCATCAGCAATAGAGAAATACCCTCGTTTCCTACAAATGGAGAAATCATGAAACCGTTCTGCGGTCTTACGAGCGTTGTTTAACGCCAAAGACAGCAAATCAATTTCAGTTGCACCAGAACCTTTAACAAACTCTGTGACAGGTTTGTGCAGGTAACCAGCGACCACTTCTTTAATTTGTCCAATTGTAGGCATAACGAGGGTATTTCAGATTATTGATTAAGCGTGACCGCGCACACCAAGTTCACCAAATGCACCGTGCTTGACCTTAGAGCGGTCATAGTTCGGCATACCAGTAGTCCGCTTAACGCTTTCGCGTGCACCGGGCTCCAGCATTGCAGTTTGATTAACATCTTTAGCGGCCATTGCCTTACCTTCGTAAGAGTGAGTAGGAAGTTTCATTTTGTTTGAGAAAAAATGCCCGTGATTGCAGGCTCACGGGCGGAAGCCTTAATAATTAATAACCCCAAACCAGCACTTCAAACGTTCCAGTAACGTCCGCAGGATCGTCACGGTTCGCATCAGTTGCTTGAGCAGGATTGTAGAAAAACAGCTTAGAATTATCATAACTAGGACACGTTGGCAGAGCCAAAGCATCGTCAGACTTCTGAGCCATCGTTGAGCCAAGGATCGTTCCAAGGCCCAATGTTGCCGCATCAATCGGATTGGCAGCACTACCCTGAGAGCTAAGCACAAGCACAAGTTGCTTATACTTAATCATCAAAGGGGTAGCAACAACTTGCCAACCACGATTAACCCTCACATTGTCAGCAGTAAGAGCAGCCATAATAATTAAGCGGTAACGCCAGTGATACCTTCAAGATACATATGGTTTTCTGGAGCTTTCACAACCAGACCACCTTCACCAAGGAACTCATCCTTACGGCCGTCTTCATCAGGATTCTGACGATTCTTCAGCAGCGTAACTTCCGAGTCTTGCAGGTCGTTCCAACCAAGGCAACCCACATCAAGCACAAAGCCGCTCGTGCGCAGCGCAGAACGCTGGAACAACGGATGAGACTTGAGATAAAGCGTGCCCCATGGGCTTTCCCACATATTAATGGTCATCCCGTAAGACTCTTCCTTCGTCTTGAGCGTAGTCGTCTTAATCGACTTCATCTCAAAATAGGTCTGGAAGACGCTATACAGCGTAGAACCGCAAACCAGAAGCTTCTCAAAGCTCGAGTCAGCAGTCTCTTCAAAGGCACGACGGATAAGACCTTCAAGCTGAGCCATCGTCACAGTGCCATTCACCTGAATAACACGCTTCGCTTCCTCGGTAGTCCAAGAAGACGAAGTGATAGCCGAGCCGCCTGGACGATAACCAAAGGTACCGCCGCCGGATTTTTCATATTCCTTGAGGAACCAAAGAATACCGCCCATAAAGCGCTGAGGAACAGACTTGCCGTTCTGGTTGGTCACCGTGCGAACGGCGCGCTCACCAAAGAAGGTGGAAAGTTCCATAGCTTCGGTAAGGCGGAGCGAGGCTTGCTTGACAGCGCTGGTGTAAACACCGGTTTTGTCGAAGCGTTGGCCGGCTTTGAGAGCGTTACGGGAGAACGGACCAACCGTTTCGCGGAAGATCTGTGTGTAGTTTTCGCACTCAATCGGGAACTCGTAGCCACCTTCGCGGGAACGATCACCTTCAGCAGCAGCCTTACCAATGACCATGATGGCCAGGGCGTTGGCGTCCGTGTCGTTGGAGACAGAGGCAACGGTTTCGTTAGAGGTGACAAGGATGTAATTGCTCGTGGTGTTAACAGAAGTAACAGCACCCTTGAGGTCGAGGAACGCCGTGGCAGCAGCATTAGGCACGCGCTTGATCCACACAACATCGTCGATGCGGAACTTGCTAGCGTCTGCAACGAAGACACCATAGCTGGTGCCAGCGGTGAAGGTAAAGCCAGCGGCAGCCTGGGAAGTGGTGACGGCGCTATTGGTGAACGGACCAGCACCGCCGCCGCCGAGAGAACCGGAAGTAGCAGTGGTGGATTCTGCATGGGCGTGACGCTGTTCAAACCAAGAGAACTTGGGTTTGTCAGTTTCTTCACTGTCCATGAGCGAGAGCAGGTAAGTCAAAATAGCCTTGCCCTGCGGGTATTTCCAAAAGATGGAACGAATAGCCTTTTCAGAGTATGTAGCCTCCAAATCGGCAGAAGACATTAGTCCTAGCATTGTGTTTTAGTAGTTAGTTTGTTTAAAGGTGGTCGAGGAATGAAGCTGCACCAGTTTTGCCTTGCGGGAAGTTCCCACCTCCAGAACCTCCACGACGCATTCCAAAACTGCCCGCCTGCCGTTGCTGATTTTGAACCGATTTCAGGCGAAAATTCGGATCAACTTGGCGGATCATTTGCTCTGCCACGAGAGCAACCTGTTTTTGTGCCGCACTTTTGTTGGTCGTCCCATCCTGATTCACAGGCGGAACGTAGCCGGAAGCTGCCAACTGCTCCACAGCTTGTCGAACAACCTTCTGTTTTCCTTGCAACGCCGGAAAACGAGTCTCGACATGTTTGACAAAGTTCTTCGTCTGCTGCTCACGAACAAACGCTTTTTGAGCCTCAACCTGCTGTTGGAGCGGGCTAAGAGCATCTTGAAAAAGAAGTTGAGAAGAAGTTGTCGCAAACTTCGCCGCGCCATCAATCATCTCTTGGAACTTGGCTACAAGAGCCTTTGGATCAGCCTCAGGATCACGAAGGATCTTGACAAAGTCTTCACCGACTTTATATCGGTTCAGTCTTGCATCAAGCTCTTCAGGACTAAGCTGTTGAGGTTGCTGGCGTGGCATATTAGCCATTGCGGCTCTAGTTGCCAGGTCAACAATCTGTTGCTGAGTCAAACCGCCAGTAGGTGGCTGCTCAGGGGGATCATCCTCACTAGGAGAATCATCATCATTTTCGAGCCCAGGCTCGCTTTCTTCAATCGGAAGATCATCTTCAATGTCTTCCAGGTCATCAATTTCGTTTGGCATTGTGTTCGTTTAGTTTTTGGTTGAGATCAACTTCCGTAACGGAAATTAGATCGAGAAATTTCTTAGTTTCTGCCAGCGCTCCAATCATGCGTTCGCGGGCAACAAACTGAGCAAGGTCTTTTGGAGCTGATTCCAAAACTGTTGTAAGACCTCGTTCATAAATATCTTTACTTTCAAGCAGAAATCCGTTAAAAACTTCATTCTGTTTGAGCTGTTCCAGGGAGAGGAGCAGCTGGTTGAGTTCCTGGCGGGAGAGCGGGAGTTGTTCCTGGGAGTCCATTTGGTTGTGGTGGTTTTTCAAATCTATTCAAGTTCTTAATACCTCTAAGCTCTTGAATTTCCTTAATAATCTCAACAAGATCCAGATTAGTAGCAGCCAACACCTCAGGATTAGATGCCAAAATGCCGACCAGTTCTTGCAGCGACTGTGCAATATAGTTCTTTTCACTCGAAAGCGTGCCGTCGTAAGAGAAATAGTCCTCATTGCCAAGCAGTTCCGTCGGATCTTCCGCATGGAAGTAGCTCCAATAGTCCTGCGCATTGTCTCCGACAACCCGTTCAAATGTCTCAAACATCAAATCTTGTCGAGTGTTCAATAGCATCTTTCGACCCTGTGAAGCAAGACCGTCGACCCACACAGTGGCAGCAATCAGCTTCATTCGTGAAGCCGCCCCAGCATTAGCTGCACGGTTCTCAGTTGCAGAGCGGCGGCCAGAAGCTACCTGGCCCATAGAGTTCTCATTGACCCCCGAGACGATTTGCATCATTCTCATCAATGTCTCTGCATCCTGCATATGTGTAACCGTTGGATCGACGGTCTTAAGTTGCTGGATAAACGCACTAACGCCTTGATTGTATGGCGCGTTTTTCTTCAACCTAATATACTTATGGCCAGCCGTCAAGTCAGCCACCTCAACAAAACTTGGGTCAATAACATATCGCCCTTCAACATTCTGCCGCACAGCTGCAACACGGGCATTCAACAGCCACGTGACAACTTCCTGCAGCGGATCAATCAGCATCGAAAGCGAGTCTGAGAGTTCCGTGTGCTGATCTGGCGACATCGTCAGCACATCATAAGTAAATTCATTATGCGGCGCATTCAGCGGACGGGCGGAAACAATCCTCTGGTCATTGGCAATGCCAAACACCCAAATCTGTTCCTCATCCTCATCAGAAAGCTCATAATCCTTTGGTGTAATCTTAGCCTGCACCGTAAGAATGCAAACCATATAATCATCCGACTTTGCACCTTTGCGCTGCATCTGCGGATCAATATCCTTCAACCGAGTGCCGCTCTGGCGCAGCTTCCACTGCTTAGCATCAAACGGAGTAATGTGTTCAATTCCAAACATCTCTCCATTCTTCTCCATCGCCCTCAGTTCCTGAAAGTGAAACTGCGTTTCATCAGCGGCAAACCGCCCACGTTTCCAACTCGAAAGCGGCTGGCGGGTGTCATAAAAGAAATAATAAGGCGAAATAACCTCCACCTCATTACCATCAAACACAATCACCTCATCCTCCATTTCCGTCGGCTCAGCCATCGGCAGTGCCAACCCAGTCATCAAATCAAACGGAAGTTCAATCGCCGGTGTCTTACGCTTGACCTCTTTAGTCTCAAACCGCCAGGAAGTCTTCATCACTCCAATGTTAAACCTTGCCATATCTAGCAAAGCCTGCACCAACTTAGAGTGATAATTGGTATTTCTAACTTCCCGATCAATAATCGCTTGGCAAGCAGTAAGTGCTTTGCCATAGTCTTCTGGGCCAGTTGGAACCAGTTCAAAGATGGATTCCTTTTGAGTGTAAGCGAGAAAGAGGAAAGTGACAAGCGTGTTGACCTGAGCGTAAGACAGAGGAACGGTCATCTTTTCAGGCTCGCGTTTGCTGCGAGCACGAATGTCATGTGCGTCAGGTGTGCGGACAGAACGATAAGTGTCAAGTGCCTTGTCCCAAGATTCGTAATGGGCAGCCATCACACCACGCGAGCGGTTTACGTTCTTCACAAGAAACGTGCAAAGTTCATCCAGCTTTTCGTCTGGAATATCAGCCTTCAGGCGGGATGTAAGGTCTTTGGGTTTCATGCAACAAGTTTATTCAGTGAACTCGATCCAATTGGGCTAAGGTCAAGCCAGTTATCTTGAAAAGCCAAAGCCTCTTGTTTTAGTTCTTCGCGCTTAAAATCAACCCAGTCCAGGCCAACAACGCACGCGCGGTAGAAACATTCCATCATGTGGTCATCTTTGTCAACTGGTTTTTCCTTGTCTTTATTCCAACAGTAAGTGTAAAATTCTCGCAGCGTGCGGGAACAAGACGAGCAAAAGAACAAATTATTTTCCCGCGCTAGTTCCTGCTTGGCCTTTTGAATACCCGTGGACAGTTCCTTTGGCGCGGGAAGCACATTAAATCCATTCTCAATAAACTCATCCGCATAGCACTTCCCGTTCACCGGATTAGGAATAAACGCAATAGGGTCAACGCAAACTTGCCAAGGCGTGCGGCCCTTCAACACCGTATGCATCATCGTGCACAAATCCTTAATATAACAAGCCGAGAAAATTTCTGCATAACAAAAACTCTGCCCTGTTGGCGCGGTGGCCCAGAACTGAACCGCATGCGGAGTCCTAGGATGCGGATCAATAAACACCCGAATTGTATAATTATCCGGCGGTTCATCAAAATCTTTCCAGCCAATCGGCAGCTTAGTGTAAACATGCTTTTCCTGATCAAACTCTGAATACACCAACCCTTGCGAATTCTTCGGCAAACCATAAATTCGACTTGCCCGCTCAGACTCCGAAAGAGTCTTTGCATAAAGATCCACTTCACTTTTATCCAACGTAGGATTGTCATAACTAGATCCAGTCATGATCCAGCATTCTGGCTTTTGCTCCCACGAGAACCCATCATCAAACGAGCTCTTCATCATTTTCACCGGAAGAAAGAACTCATTAATCCACTGCTCTGCAATCGGCGTGCAGGTGAACCACGAACTTCCTTTGGTATCCATCAACCCGCGTGAATAAGCCTTCCACATAGCCTCCGGAATCGGCTCATCCACATGAATCCAGTCCCACTGCGAACTCTCACCGCCCAGCGGATTAGCCATAAAACTCCGCACGGTGTCAAGCTCAATCGTAGAAACTGTGCCCCAAATATTCTTAACCTTAATAATCGAAACCTCTCCAGCCTGATTCTTAATACAAGCCTCAACCCGGTCCTTCGGCAACATTGCCATAAGTTTCCCAGTCTCAGGACTTGTAAAAATTTCTCTAGCCTTGTCCCAATCCGCAACAAGAATCACACCTTTAGTCGCTCGCCTTGGTATTCCAAGATGACGAACCGGATCATCTTTGTCAAGCCACATGCGGGCGCCGAGAGCAAAAGAGCAGTCCTCAGCAGAGCCGCAAGTGGATTTGCCAAACCGGTTTCCAGTGCGCAGGTAGCGGTGTTTGTGGCCCGCGGCTGCGTGGAATAGGGCTTGCTTGGAGGACGGGCGGTAAGCAACAATGCCGTAGGCTTCACGGAGTTGCTTGAGCCTGCGGAGTTTCTCCAGGCGTTCTTGCGTGGTTGGATCTATTGGGTTCACTCAGAGTAAATGACGCGGTTGCTTGGAATTGCAGGAATTTTGCTAAGGTGCCCGTGGGTGGAGACCACAAGGTAATAGCTCCAAAATTCACCGTTATGGCGTTTAAGCGGGGTAGCAGCCAGATCGTCAGACGTTTGAACTGTTGCGGTGTCAGCTTTGACAATACCTCCGGTGACCGTCACAGTTCCAGGAACATAAGTGATACCAGCGCCAGGACCAACGCCAACAACTGGAGTGCCAGCACCAATTTGGTAATAGCCCAATGCAGTTGTGCGGCTGTGAAGATTCCGCCAAACTCCCATTGCATAAGTAGAGGCGACAATCGCTTGAGGGTCGAAGCCTAGCGCCGTTGCGGTGAGTGAAGACGCTGTTGCACTAGCTTGTGCATTGGCTGCAGAAGTTGTCCAAACACCGCTTGCAGAGAACGCACTGGCGACAAGTTGCAACGTTGTTGAGTTTTGAACTGCATGAACAATGCAAGGATTAGCAAAACCTGCACAGCGAATTGACATTCCTGGATAAACTCCAGTTGTGCTTGCACAGGTAATGGTGGAAGAACCGCTGGTCGTTGAAACACCGCTGAGTGTAACTGGAGCAAGAACTCCTGGAATTGTGCAGACAAGTTGTCCAAAGTCGTTATATTCTTTAAGAACGGGCATAAATTAAATTTCTATTGGTCTAAATGGGTTTGGTGGAAGGACTAAATGACGGCGGTAGTAATACCCGCCATCTCGTTCAACAACGTTAAGCTTGCGGAAGTGAGGAATCCACCCAGCCATGTTGGTTGCTGGATAAATTGAACCTAGCTCCCAAGCAACGTTGCGAGCATTTTCTGTGCCAAAGTCTTCAATGCGGTCAATCCCGCTGACAATAATCTCAGGAACTTTAACCTCCTCATGCAAGCAGTCGATTGAGTTCTGCATGCCCAGCGTGGCGTAGCTGATTCTAGTTGGCCGAGGCTCTGTGGCATTCAAACCAACAATCGCTTTGTAAGAGAAAAACTCCTCAACAATATGCTCAGTGTTGAATTCTCCGCCTGGAATTAAAATATACCGGTCAAAGTATCTAATGCCAGAAACAGAGTTTGAATTAATCCCACCGCTGTCAAGGCCGGTTTCCGACTGCAGAGTCACCGTGGCTTTAAGCGCATAGAGCGAAACCAACCAATTAGGCCACCAAGTAACCTCGTTGATTTTTGCCGCAGGCTTGACCACTTCAAGCTCTTCCGCCTCAGTCTTGGCTTTTAAGAACACAAATCTAAACGAGTCACCCGCTTTGGGCAACTGCATCACATACACATATGAGCCAAAGCCCTGTGTAATTGCATCACCCTTAGGCACATCATCAGAGGCCATAAAGTCCGCCAGCGTAGTATACTGCACCAGCGTTGTAGATGCTTTAAAGTAAGTGTCCTTAACCCACAAAATCAAGCCACGATCATTGATTGTTCCCTCAATTGGAAACAACTCATAGTGAACTCTGCTGTTTGCGGCACTCATGTCAGGTTATTTCACCGCATACTTGCGGGCAATGAATGAAAGTCCAGTTTCTAGCGACCAGCTCCCAGCGGCAACAACCGCAGCCGAAGCAGCCGTCGTAAGATCTTCATTAACACCGCGAGCCAGCAAGAATGCCGAAGCATTGCTCGCAGCCACAGTGATCCACTTAAGTCCTTGGCGGAGAATCCAGCCCTTATTTGTCGTAACAAGATGTTCAATTACAGGTTTCATAAAATAAAAGATTAAAGTTTTTCAGCTGCGCCGTCGCCGCTCGTGATTGTGATTGCACTAAACCGCATAGGGCGATAAAGCCCAGCGGGCAAGGTCTTACCTACAATATCCTGATCTCCAGCATAATCAGGCTGAAAGGTAATCGAAGCAATAACCATATTGCTCCAAACCTGCAGCCCATAATAAATCTGCTCGCTGGCCACAATTGGGTTTGAGGAATTAACGAAAGTAAAGCCTCTATCTGAATGATCTCTAGTTTGCTGTTGCATAGTTTGTTTGAGTTATTGGTAATATTGGTTTACCAAGCCAATGTTGTTTTCTTAACGAGTTTCGGTAAGTTTAAGATCGCTTTCAAGTCGGCGAATTTCTTCATCTGGATTTTCAGAAATGGCGCCGTTGGTGTGATGGACAAAGTTAGTGGGCTTGCCACGGTAGCGGTCAAGGAGATCCTGCGAGGCTTTCAAGCGGACTTGATCAGAAGTTGAATTGTGCATCAGGTCTGTCTGAACCATCACCGCCTCGATTGCGGCATTCTTCAACATTGAGGTGATGTCGCCGGAGAACTCGTTGTGGATGATGGTGGCAACAAGAGCTTGGAACCAAGGCTGCCGAGTCCAGGATCGAACAGTGTTTTCAGCCACATCAAGGTGGTCAGCAACTGCACGGAGCTTTGCACCAGATGCAATCATGTAAGCAGCCGTGCGGTGGATGGCTTTTTCTTTTTGGATCTCAACCTTAGGGTCACGAGCACCGTGGAACCGCAGGGAAGGCGGAGCGGTTTGAGGTTCAAGTGGCTCTGGCTCGATAAGTTCAACCTCAGCCATGCGGCTAGGCTGTGTCAT